TCCTATGACAAGGGCTGAATTTGCTCCCATTTATGCTTTTTCAGTCAAACAAAAAGGACAATATGAGACATTCACTTATGTTCCACCCACCATATCAACCACACGGGGAGACTCTGGTGAAACGATTTTGGTTGACGATACAGGCGTGGTTGCTGGCGACACCTCATGCGACATAGATGGAATGACAGTATCGACATCAAACATACTAAGGGCTGGCGATTTCATTAAGTTTAGCGACCACACAAAGGTCTATATGGTGACTGAAGATGTCACCAGTGATGGCAGTGGTGAGGCAACTCTTAATTTTCACCCAGCAGCAGTTCAAGCAATTGCAACCAACTCAACCATCAGCATTGCAAGCGTGCCATTCAATGTTTCATTTCAAGATGATGTCAGAGAATTTGGCACCAATTACAGCAACTTATATTCATATGAAATAGCATTGATTGAGGTGGTCTGATGGCTGATCGAGGTATGACAGCAGCAGTCATCACGGAGGCTGAAAAAGCACAGAATAGACCTTTTCATTTAGTGGAAATATATTTCACCACTGGCACTGTTTATTTTACTGATTCAGATCGAGACATTTCTTGGAACTCGAATACTTACACAGCTGCTGGATCCTTTCTTACCTTTTCAGAGATCAATGAGCAAAATGCACTGACAGTTTCAGATATTGAAGTGCAATTGTCAGGGGTGGATCGAACTTATTTAACCACCATACTGGATGAAACATTCATGGATCGTGATCTAATCATTCGTAAGGGGTTTATTAATGATTTAAATGCAGTCGTTGTTGATCCCATTATTGTCTATTCAGGAAAGATGGATCAGCCCAATATTATAGAAACCTCAGAGAGTTGCAGTATTTCAGTCACAGTTGCCAATTTATTTGTGGACTTTCAGAAAACGAATGCAAGATTCACCAACGATGAATCACAGAAACTGTTTTTCCCAAGCGACAATGGTTTTCAATATGCTCATCAGATCATTAAGGAAATCAATTGGGGTCGCGAAGGGACTGTTGGTGGTGGCACTGGAATTGTAACGCCACCCGGAATCCCTTGGGTCACTCCACCAGTGATGCCTGATTTCCCGATTCCATTTAGCCCTTATATCGACCCAAGCACAATCACTGGGGCGGGTTTAGGGGTAGAGACAGGAGTATCTACTGTGACAGTGAATGCTTTTGATCACAATTTAACCACTGGCGATACAGTAACGATTGAAGATGCTGAGGCAGTTGGTGAGGTTCCAGCAAGCAGTTTGAACGCAGAGCATACGGTTACAGTGGTGGATACTCAATCATTTACCATTCCAATATCAGAAACCATCACAGAGACTGTCAATTTTGGTGGTGGAAACGAATACAGCATCAATGAAGAATTTCTCAATGTTCCTTTCATTAATACCCAAACAACCACAAATGAAGAAAACGTGATCACAATCACCGCACCCAATACCGAAGTGAAGGTTGGGGACATGATAACAATTCAAGGGGCGGTTGATACGGGAGGAATACCGGCTGCAAATTTAAACACAGAACATTATGTGAAATCATATGACGATAATTCATTTGAGCTTGAGGTCAAGAAATTTGAAAAAGTGACCGCACCACCCATTCAAACCACTGACACATCAACCACAGTGGTTGTAGAGATTGCCAACAACAATAAGAACATCGGTGACTCCGTGGTTATTGCTGGGGCTGTTGATACAGGTGGAATTGTGGCTGCAAACATCAATGGCACTCAAACAATCACCGCTGCAACAGAAAACACGGTCAGTTTCACCTCATCTGGCACAGCCACATCAACAACAAAAGGCGGTGGCAACTCAGTCACCATCGATTCATCTGAGCCAGTCACACCACCGATTGAAACCACAGCAGATTCAACCACAGTGACTTTGAATCAAGGTGAGCATGGATTGGCGGTGGGCGATACATTCACTTTGTTTAATATAATGCCTGTTGCTGGCCTTCCTCCATCAGAGTTAAACAAAGAACATACCGTGGTCAGTGTTCCCGACACAAATTCTGTGACGTTTACAAGCACTTCAGCAGCTTCATCATCAACCATAGGGGGTGGGTCAAGCTCGGTTGTTTTCTTGCCCGTTAAAGCCACCTCAGCGGTTCTTGGTGGTGGATCCAGTGCATTAATAGGATTGAAAAACAGTGTCTTATAATGAAATAAAAATTCATAGATTTGCTGAGAAGTATCTTGGTAAGCCATTCATATGGGGTTTATTTGATTGCAATACATTTGTGCTTGATTACATGGATCACATGTTGGGTACTGATTTATTAAAAGAAGCACTCGGAAAATACGACAACAAGCGATCAGCAATAAGATTTCAAAGAGATTATCCATTCATGTTGAAGGATGCCATGTATGAAAATGGTGCCGATGAAATTCACATCAATCGAGTCAGTGTTGGAGACATATTGATCAAAGATTTGGGAATCTTCCAAGCTGCTCATTTGGTTCTTGGGAATCGAGTGATGAGCGTGGATGAAGAAAAAGGAGTGATATCGGCTCCAATGAATCATCTCGATTTTGATTATGCATTGAGGGTGAGATAATGCCTTTTGTAGCCCCTACTATATTTACAGCAGTTGCCGGATGGATAGGCGGTGGTGTTATTGGCAATATTGTTGCTGGTGTCATTACTGCTGGCTCAGTCATCGCTGGATCAAAAGTTCTGGGGAAAATGATGGCACCAGACGTTTCCGATATGGGACAGCAAGGACTCGCAATTCGAGACAATGCACCCTCCAACACTGCACCCATTCCAGTGGTTTATGGTCGAAGACAAATCGGAGGAACACGGGTTTTTATAACCACCACCGGAGCCGACAGCAAATACCTTCATATGGTTTTGGCAATCGCTGAAGGTGAAGTGTCACAATTGCATCAGGTTTATATCAACGATGTTCAGCTTTATAATACCGATGGCAGCATCAATTCTAAATTCAGAGGCGGTGAAGACAACCGATCTTACATCAAAGTCAATTTTCATACAGGTGCCGATGATCAGGTTGCCGATTCTGACCTAACCGATGCAACCTCATTATGGGATTCATCATGCACACTGTCCGGGATCGCTTATGCTTACATTCGATTGGAATACGATACCGATATCTGGACATCAGGGCTTCCGATTATAAATTTCGATATCTCAGGCTCGAAAGTGAGAGACATTCGAAACACAGCTGATGATGCCAATGGGTTACTGAGATTCTCTGATAATCCGGCACTGTGTATCCGGGATTATTTAACCAATACAAGATATGGAAGATCCATTGCCACATCTGAGATCGATGATACCAGCTTCATTACAGCTGCGAATTATTGCGATGAATTGGTGAACATCGATGGCACCACTGAACTGAGATATGGTTGCAACGGTGTTGTCAATACCAATGCCACATCCATTGATAATTTAAGTAGAATGCTCACTTCATGCAGAGGCTTTTTGGTTTATACGGGCGGTAAATATAAGATCGTTTTAGACAAGATTGATTCCAGTACATTCTCTTTTGATGAGGACAACATGATCGGTGATATTTCATTATCTGTAGGGTCTAAATCAACTCTCTGGAACCGATGTAAGGCGGGCTTTTATAACAAAGACAAGGATTGGGCGAATGATTATGCCATTCAGGATTCAACCAGTTATCGCAGTGCTGACAATGATCTGGTATTAGAAGGATCAATAGAGCTTCCATTTACCAGTCATGAAAACACCGCTTCCATGATTGCAAGACAAGCCATGAACCAATCAAGAGAATCATTGATGGTGACATTTAGATCCACGATTGATTCTTTGCAAGTGGAGTGCGGTGATGTGGTAACAATCACTTCCAATTCAATGGGCTGGACAAGCAAGAAATTCAGAGTCTTGGAAATAACAATGGACTACTTGGATGAAATTACATTCACAGCCAGAGAGTATTCCGATGATGTTTATGGTCTCACAGATATCAGTATTGAAGCATTGACTGGCAATAACACCAATCTTCCAGATATTTCAACTGTCTCAATGGTTCAAAACCTCAGTGCATCTGAGGATTTATTGTTCAATAATCCAACACTCACCAATCGGGTCACTCTCAGTTGGGATAAGCCTGACGATGCTTATGTTTATCAATACATTATAATCCTGAAAAATGGAAGGTGGAAATATTCATCCAGCAAAGGTTCGACCCAAGCAACCGAATACCATTTGGATAATCTCAGGCAAGGTCGATATCAGTTTTATGTGAGGGCAGTGAATAAAGCGGGCATTCAATCCAATGACAAGGAAATAAGGTTCTCGGTTCAAGGCACATCTGTATTGCCAGCTGTGAACCCACCAGCGATCACAAACATCACTGAATCATTGTATGTGTCAACAACTGGATCTGGTGTAAAAGCCAGAGCCACGATGAACTTCATTGCCAGCAGTGGCAATACCGATTGGGAAGCATTGGGAGTTGGCATTGATGAATACGATGTTCAATACAAGCTGCAATCGGCTTCCTCATGGCAATCACCCGGATCCACATCAGGAAACTTCTTTGAGTTCAATGATATTGCACCGGGACTGTATAATTTTAGAATCAAAGCCAAGAATGATGCCAATGTGTATTCTGGATGGGCTTCAATGTCAGCTGAAATTGTTGGGCTGACTGAACCACCAGCTGACGTTGATAATTTTTATATCCGCACCGATAGCCTTGAGGCTCATTTAAGATGGGACTTGGTTGATGATGTCGATGTCAATATTGGTGGTCATTATGAAATCAGGCACAGCGATCAAACAAGTGGTGCTGTATGGAGAGAAGCACGAATCATCGCCAATTATATTGCCGGGAACGAAAATGGTGCCACCCTACCCCTTTTGGCTGGAACCTATTTGATCAAGGCGGTGGATTCTACAGGCCACAAATCTGACAACGCAACTTTGGTGGTCAATTCAATATCGCCCAACCTATTCGATAAGTACAGTTACGCAACTCAAACAGAGTCCAACAGTGCGACCTCATGGGCTGGAACCAAAACAAATTTGGTGATAGCTGATGATGGGGATCTCAAACTAGAATCAGCCATTGATATTGACGATGTGACAGATGACATAGATGATTGGGCGTTATTTGATTCCTTGGGTGAGTTAGAGAAAACAGGAAGCTATGAATTCACTGACTACGTTGATTTTGGACAACAAGCCAATTTGGGAATGGTCAGTTCAGCAACATGGACATCAACCGATATTTCAGGGCTGTTTGATAATCGAACCGCTTTTCTTGATTTATGGGCGAACTTTGATTCATTGGATGATTTTGATGATGCCAAATTAACTTTGTTTTATGCAGCCACCAATGATGATCCAACTGGTACACCCTCATGGGGATCATGGCAAGAATTCACCACTGGCACAGTCAATGGCAGAGCTTTTAAATTTAAAATGAATGTATCGACAGAAGATTCATCGCATCAGGTGAGAATCAGTGAACTGACCGCCATGGTTGAGGCTTGGTTTAGATTCAATGCAGATCGCTTAACATCCAGCACAGGTGCTTATGCGGTGACATTCGATGATGCCTTTAAACAAACAACCCCATCGGTAGCCATTGCAGCGCAAGACATGGCAACAGGAGATTTTTACACAGTCAGTTCGGTTTCGGCCACTGGCTTCACGATCAATTTTTACAACAGTTCTGGAAGCGGAATAGCGAGGACATTCGATTATTTAGCCAGAGGATATTAATTATAATGAGAAATACAACAACTTAGGGTATTATTAGAAACTTAGAGGAATATTTATGTCAAGCGTAACAGATTACAACATTGCAAACGCATCCGGGGCAAGTGTACGCTCGGATTTAAACAACGTCTTGCTGGCAGTCGCCACCAACAATTCAGACACCGCTGAACCAGCAACCACTTACGCTTTCATGCTGTGGATTGATACCACCAACAACCTAGTCAAAATGAGAAATGGTGCGAATGATGCTTGGCTGACTATGCCATTCGCTATGAATGCTTCGAACAGTGTTGATATCAATGCTGGTACGATTGATGGAACTAGCATAGGTTCTTCAAGCACTTCGACTGGTGCGTTCACTACTTTGTCTGCAAGTGGTGATGTTGATATTGGTACTGATTCAGCAACGTCCAGTGCAAAAGTAACTATACAGGCGCAGGGTGCTGATGGCTCCGATGAAACTGCGTTGGTTTTAAGAAACTATTCAGCAAGTCCTTATACAGGTTTTGTAACAACAGAGTATGAGGTTGGTACTACTTTGATAGCAGAAATATCTGCTGAACGAGTAAATTCAACTAATGGAGATTTAATATTCAGGACTAATCAGTCAGGAACCATTACTGAAGCCATGCGCATCGACTCAGATGGCAACGTGGGTATTGGTGAAAATTCAACACCTCTGGGCAAGCTCCATGTAAAAACAGCGGATAGCGGTGCTACTGTTGATGCTGCTGCAGACGAGTTCGTGATTGAGGGATCAGGCAACGCGGGTATGTCTATTCTCTCTGGAGCGACAAGCTCAGGTTCGATTTACTTTGGCGATAGCGGTACAAATTGGGATGGATACATAGCGTATAGTCAGAACGCTAGGGCAATGACCTTTGGTACTGCCGCGGGTGGCGGCAGCATGAAGCTCGACTCCTCTGGTCGCGTTGGCATAGGGCGAACTCCAACTATATCGAACTCTAAACTAGAAGTAGGCGGTGCTGATAACGTAAGTTTGATTAATGTAGAAGCATCTGGTGTGACTGGTGGTATGGGTATTGGCTCTACAGGGCTACAGTTCTTCCACGGCTCAAGCGCGAAGATGCGTATCGACTCCTCTGGCAACGTGGGAATCGGCAATAATGCTGATATAGCAAATGCCTCTCTTGACGATTTACAAGTGGGTGGTGGTTCTGGCAATACTGGAATGACTATTTATTCAGGAACAAGCAGTTATGGTGGTCTTGCATTTGCTGACGGAAATACAGGAGCAAGTGACCAATATCCGGGGCTTATTGAGTATTATCACAATGATAATTCAATGGCTTTCTATACAGGCGCAACAAAGGCCATGACCATAACCAGTGATGGTGAAACTCTAGTAGGAACTTCAAGCACGATGTCTGCAAAATTTGGAGTAACACAATCCTCTGCCACAGCAATGGTCACCGACACAAGTGCATCAAGCACATCTTATACTGGCACAGCAATGGTCACTTCTTGTAGCAGAAATACAACTGACACCACATATTATTTTTGGAAGTGTCAAAGACGAGGCTACGCAAACTCAGTCTTAGTAGATTCAGGTGGTACATTTACAACAGCCAATAACTCTTATGGTGCAATATCAGATCAAAGATTAAAAACTGACATTATTGATTCTGGCTCACAATGGAATGATATTAAGGCTCTTAGGGTTAGAAAATATAAAATGATTCAAGACCCTGATAGCAGTGTTCATTTAGGTGTTATTTCACAAGAACTTGAAGCATCAGGAATGAGTGGCTTAGTGCAAGAAAAAGATGCAGACGAATATGAAATTGCTGCTGTTG